ATCTTTCTAAATGCTTTTCCAAACAAAGCAAAACACAGGGCGTCCAACATAGTGGACTTCCCTGCGCCATTGTTTCCGATAATTAATGTTGATGGTGACTCACAAAAATCAATCTCAGTCCACTGATCTCCTGTAGAGAGAAAGTTCTTCCAGCGGATAGTTTCAAAAGTAATCATTACGGGGGGATAACAAGATCGTCTTTTTTGATAACGGAATAAGAATATCCGTAGGTATTACAGTTGATAGCAATTACATCACTATCAACTTCAGTAACTTCTAAATGGTCTTCATAATCTTCAGCATGTAATAGTAACACATATCTCTCAGCATCATCTCGATCTTCAAATACAGTAACTGTTTTAGTATAGTCTTTGCTGTTTACGGCATAGATACCACCTGATTTTGTATCTGTTAAAACGAACATTAGATTTCTGCAGCTTCCATGTACAACGATCTCATAACATTTTTAATGTTAGACTTGTTCACCTTAAGATCTATTTCATCTATGTAGTTATCAAGAAGAGTCATTGTATCTTCGGTTTCCAGTACACCAGAACCGTTCTCAACTTCAGCACTCAGATCTTCAATAATTTTTAAATCACCAAGACCCATATCTTGAAGTTGACTTACAGCATAATCAAATTTTGCATAGTCTCCTTTGTCTTCAACAATCAGTTTGACATACGCTCCTTTGAGTTCGGAAGCATCTGGTAAAACAATTCCACCATTATAATAAAGCTTATGGAAAATGTCAAAAGGATTCCTATAGAAAGTTGTCCTAAAAGTTTCTGTGTTGAGGACATGGAATCCTCTTTTACATCCGTAGTCATTCCAATAAAGTTGATATGGGTTTCCAAGATATGTAACATTTTTCTTGGAAGATTTCATGTGATAATGACCACTAAACACTTTTATAAATTTTGAAAAGTGTTTAGCATCCATACCATTATTCATCACATGACCAGGGTGTGCTTCAAAACCGTTAAGCTCAAGATGACCCATGCAGATAGGAGCATTACTTTCGGTAACAACTCGTAGGGATTCGTCTCGGTTCTCGTCACATATCCAAGGCAAAAGAAGAATAGGAATACCGTCAAAATCAACGGTAGTAGGTTCAGTATAGACACTGATATTTTCGTATTCTCCAAGTAACTCACTTGGGGCGTTAACTCGAAGGGTATTCTTGTAGTAGATATCATGATTACCTACGAGCATGTGCATACGAACACCTCTCTCTTGAAGAGGATTGAACCACATTTCTTTTGCTGCTTCCAGCGACATAAAGTTGATAGATCGACGTTTGTCAAAGGTGTCTCCTAAGGCAATGACTGTATCAATTTTATGTGCGTCTATAAAAGGAAGCACAACATCTTTATAAAACTTTCGATAGTGATCGATGAATGACTGATTATCATTACGAACACCAAAGTGTTGATCAGTTATCAGAAGGATTTTCATTCTTACCTTTTTCTAAATCACGAAGGCGTTTCCGCCAATAATCATCTTCACGCTGTTGCTCTTGCTCGTTTTGTTTTTCGGTCATCGTTTTGAGTTCATCTCTACGCGGGACTTGATCTGATTATATCCTGAATCTGTCTCACCGTCAACTGTGAAAACATGGTCATAACCAGACTTCTCCAGGATTTTGTCTTTAATATCTAGTTGTCTTTTTTCTTTAGCAATTCTTCTCAAGAATGCATAGTAGACAATCTGCGTAAAGTATGCGAAAGGATTTTTAGATTTTGCTGGATTAAAGTTGTCAATATATTGAATACAATTCTCAATGCCGTCACAAACCATATCATCCTTATACATGTAATTGATAAAGTTAGGACGATATGATAGGTGTGTTGCGATCTTCAGAAAACAACTACCAATATAATTTCCTACTCTAGGTTTATTTTCACTCTTCCATGTTTTTAAAAAAATAAACTGTTCTTCATCATCCATGTCGGCAAGATCAGGAACTTCTTTCACTGCAGCATTATATACTCTTTCCTTGTACTTAACAATAGCAGCAAGAAACTCTTGGTTGTCAACATAATGTTGTTTTTGCTTTTTTGTTGTTCTCATATCAGTTTTCTTGCTTTATTTTTATTATAACACACTTGACAAGAATGTCAATTCTCTGTAGAATAACCATGTAAGGGTTCAAGAGAAGTTCTAGCTTTTATAGATTTTTTCAAATAACCTTCTAGCTTCTTCAGTCTTTCCTAGATACCCCATTTCCCGTTCTAAATCGAGTTGGGCATTATTCTTTTTTGAATCATCATCCATAATAAATGCTTCATACATAAATGTAACTTCTTTACTCATAGAAGTTACTGTAAGTATATCTTTTTCTCGTAAGATAAAAAAATCTTCATCAGAAAACTGCATCCACTTTGCAAATCCTACTCCTCTAACGGTGCGACCGTCTTCGGTTTCTTTTGTAATAATTTGTGTGCTAACTGGATTTTGAATGAAGACCAGAGTTTCCCCATTGTCTTCCGTAAGAACAGCCTTGCCAAGTATCTCTTCTCCATTGAGGAGTTTGAATATCCCGTAAAATTCTTCATCATGTCTTGCGTAGTTAATCATAAGTTTTTACTTTGACATCTATGATTTCATAATTAAATTTTTCTTCGTTATATACTTTGACTCTTTCCATCAAATGATTGAGAGTGTAATTATTACCTCTGTCAGTGGAAATGTCGTCTGCAATATCATATAATGTTGCTTGTGATTTATTTTCACCTTTCCTCAGAACACGACCTATAGATTGAAGGTTCCTCACTCTGGACTTAGAAGGACTGGCAAAAATAACGTTATGTAATCTTTTAATGTTGATGCCTGTAGAGAAAGTGCCATATGAGGCAACAATAATTGCATTATCAGATTGTTCAGTTAGCAACCTGATGTCTTCGCGGTCATCAACATCTACACCACCATGCACAAAATGCACGGGTCTCTCTGTGTGACTATTTATCATCTCGTAAAGAGGCACACCATGCCGCTCTACATAGTTGAAGAGAACTAGTGTATTTCCTTTAAGATCACATGCAAGGTTACGGATAAATTTATTTCTGCCTTCATGCTCTACAAGATAACCAATTTCATCTTGGTATCCTTCAAAGAGTTTTTCCTCGTGTTTCATCAACACAATCTTTACTTTAAGTTTGGCAACATGACCTGCTGCCATCAATTGATTGGTTCTTGTTACTTGAGAACATCTACCAAAGACACCCTCTAAGACTAACTGGTTAACGTTTGCACCATCGAGTGTTCCTGTAAATCCAACACGATACTTACACCCATGAAGCTTACCCATCAAAGAAGTAAGAGATTTGGCTTTGAAAAGGTGCGCCTCATCACCGATAACAACATCAAACCTGTCAAACCACTTTCTAGGTTCTTTATAGATCGATTGCCAAGTGGTAATTACCACCTGATGATTCGTATATTTTTCTGCCCCCGCATATATTTTGTGGCAGTTTTCGGTAGACATCCATCCGTATTCTTGAAAGTCTTTATACATTTGCTCGACAAGAGAAGTAGTCGGAACTACAATTAATACCTCTCTACCCACATTTACATGAAATCGTACCAATGCGTAAATCATCAAAGACTTTCCTGATGCTGTGGGGGACAGCAACAATCGCCTGTTGTATTTCAGTGCTTCATAAATTGCCTTATATTGATAATCCCGTACCTTCAGACTCGGGGGTAGGTGCAGTGATTTTACGAACCCTACAACCGACTTGGGAGTAACAAAGTCATTCTGTTCTAATGGATGACCGAAATACTTACAGTCTTCCATTCGATACTTATATCCCTTTTCATCCGCCCAGTCTATGAGATAGTCTAGGAGACCGCAATAAATTTCTCCTGTTGCTGGGGAATAAAGGCGGATTTTTCCATCCCATCCTTTCCATCGACGTTGTTTCTGCATAAACTTTGCAGACTCTACCTCAAAGGTAAAAAAGTCTGCTAATTCATAATTGATGTGAGGTTCTGCCTCAACCTTAAGATACACTTCATTCTTTTTACGAATAAGGAGGTCCATAAAACCATGCTACAATAGATTTACGTAATCCTGATGTTACAGGTCTGACTCTGTGCCACTGATCACTTTTAAAAAATAAA